GCAAGCCGCTGGCGTTGGTGCCGGTGATGGTGAAGGTGACGTCGGTGTCGTCGGCACCAGACGTGATGATGACGCGCCGCGCGACGTCGAGAGTGGCGACGCCACCGCGGCCGACGGTGACGGTGCTACCGGTGGCGCCGCTGACTGCGATCTGCGAGATCGAGTAGAAGACCTTGGTGCTTGCGGCGATGCTGGCGTTGGTGCCGACCAATGCTTCCACCTGCGAGGAGAGTCCCTGCGGGTTCTGCACCAGGCCGGTAATGGTGAAGGTAACGCTGGAGTCGTCGCCGGCCGACGTGATGTAGATCGCCCGGTTGCTGCCGAGGTAGGCGACGCCGCCACTCACCAGCGTGCCGTTGAGCGTCAAGTTGCCGGCGCCAGCCGCAGACTGCGATTGGGCGATGTTGTTGGCGGTGCCGCCGTCGGTCAGCGCGCCGTTGATGGCGATAGACCTGGCGCCTGGCGACTGCGACGTGGAGATGCCATCCCCATCCGCGGACGCCAGCGGACCAACGTTGACTGTGACTGGTCGGCTCACGGCTCAGTCCTTCTGCTCGATGCCCGGATACTTGGAGGCGACCTTGCTGCGCACCTTGGCCTTCTCTTCCGGAGTGCCATGCTGTGACACCCTGGCGAGAGCGTTGCGCGCGTGGCTCGCGTCGTTGATCGGATACCGCTCGCCGCTGAGCGCGAAGTCCTTCTTTGGCAGCGCGTGGCGCTCGGCCGCGGTCAGGCGCCCGCCGTCCTTGCGGCCCTCCTCCGCCATTGCCGCGTGCTCCTTGCGGTGCTGCGCAATCTCGCTCTTGCCGACGGATGACGCGTCGACCTTGCCGCCGTGACGCCGCCCCGCGCCAAGGCCAGAGATCGCTGACAGCGACTTGCCGAGCGCAGTGGCCGGCGAGTCCTCCGCGTTCTTCAGCTGTTGCTGCTGGTTCTGTTGGGGCAGTCCGAGCGTGCTAAGGTTCGAGAGGCCCTGGCCGAGGCCGCTCCAGCTGATGCCACCATCCGCGCGGCCTGGTCTCTCGCCCATCGCCTCGCGCACTGCTCCCAGCATGGAGCTGTCGGTGCCCTCTGCGCGGCCACGTCCGGGAGACGTGCCGGTGATCTCGGCGCTTGCGGTGCCGGGCGTCTTGCCCCGGCCTGGAGCCGCGCCCATCATCTTCATGTCCTGGTCCGAAATGGCACCACCACCGGCGCAGCCGCCGTCGGCGCGCGGCTTCATGCGCCCCATTCGCCCGAGGTTGCGCGGGGCCGAGTCGCCGTCACACATGCCGCCGTCGCGGCGCTGCTTCATGCCCGCCGCCTTCACAACGTGCGGGTTGTCGTGCCGCCCGGTGCGCACGCCGTGGATGGTCTTCGTCTTCAGCGTGTAGCGCATCTTCATGATGGCGGCTCCGGGGTCGGCAGGTCTTCGATGAGCTTCTTCACGCGCTGGATAAGATCAACCAGGGCCGGCTTGTCGACCACCGGCTCTGCACAGCGCTGCGAAATGCAGTTGCAGTGGTAGCGGATGAGAGCGCGCGTTTCGTCCGCTGTGTTGGCCACTGCTGTCTCTCCCAAAAGCGGGCAGCGGCGCGTAGTCTCATTGCCGCGCCGCCGCTACGATGTCATTAGGCCGGCGCCACCGCCAGGCCGCCCGCGCTGTTAGACGGTGCCGGCATGTCGATGAACATCTGGCCAGCTGTGGTGGCATCGCTGAACAGGTCGGTCATGCCAACGGTCAGCGTATTTTTGAGAACGACATGGCCACCAGACGATGCCGCCATCGTTGTGAGTGCCGTCATCGTCGTGGACGTCGAGTCTACGGCGTTGATAAACGCGCACCCGTCGAACAGCTGGAACCGGTCACAGGCCGCCGCACCAGCAGTCAGGATGCCGAGCGGCGTCGCCGCATCGCACATGAACGGGAAGACGCAGCCGCGGAAGATGTTGCGGGGCGTTCCACCTGCGAACTCGACGCTAGCATTGGCCGCGCCGCGCGTAACGGTGTCGAGCCCGATAACGCAGTTCTCGAAATAGTTTTCGCCGGACCCGCTAGAGCCGATCTTGAGCGAACGAGACCCCGTATCGTCGGCCGACGTCTGATCGCCCATGCCGCCCATGTGCACGTTGACAAAGGCGTTCCGCGACCCGGTAACGGTGACGCAGATCTGGTTGGTGCCCCCGGTCGAGAAGCCGTGGAACATCGAGAAGTTGGCGAACAGGCAGCCCGAGGCCGACACCACCAGGAAGTTGCCGGAGCCGAACGTCGACTGCGTGTAGGTGCCGGACGGCGGCGCGATGCGCGCCCGTTGCGCCACCATTGCGGGAGCGGTGATGCCGATCAGGTGGGTCGCGTTCTTGTTCCAGGTCAGAACGCCGGTCGTGGCGGACGAGTCGATGCTCTGCGCAAGCGCGAGTGACAGCCGCGCGGTCCCGGTCGTCGAGCCGTCGCCGATCAGATAGACGGTGTCATTTTTCCCGGCCGTGCACAGCGCGAGCGCGCGGTACAGCGTGGCGACGGCGCTCTCCGGCGACGTGCCGTCCTGGCCGTCCGAGCCGTTCGCAGGGTCGCAGAAGTACGGCGTGCCGCCGAGCGGGAACGGCACCATGCCGCTGCCAAGCGCCGGGATGCCGAAAGAGGTGATCCCGTTGGGGAAGTTCGTCATAGTCATGGCGCTCTGCGCTCCTTGTGTGTCTCGTGTGGCTGCTCTTGGCTCGTGGTGCCGGGCCACCAGGGGGGCTCGACACCACGAGCCTTCGTTCGTCTGGCTTGGTCCTCTCGGTTACGCGGACGGCGTGCTCGCGTAGACGCAGCGCCAGTCGTTGTAGGTCGGGATGTAGCGTTCGTACCCTTTGATCAAAACGTTGTCGGTGTTGTTGTCCACCCACATGTCCGTTTCGTACGGGATTCTCTCCATCATGACGAAGCCGGGGATCGTGGTCTGCACGAACCAGGCAAACGCCGATGTGAGGTAGTCGTGCACCATGTACTCCCGGATGCCGCCCGGCATGGAGATGATGGCGTTGACGTCGTTGTTGGCAGTGCCGGGCCGCAGCTCGGTCTTCATGAGCCGCTCCGCCACCGCGGTCAGAGCCACCGGCACGATCAGGCGCTCGGCCCGCGCGTTGATCTTCAGGTTGGCCTCATCCACGAAGTTCTGCCGGATGTTGAGGCACGCCTGAATCAGCGAGGTCTCGTTGAGGTCGAGCTGGGTGGCGAAGGTATTGGCGACGGTCGCGCCGTCCACCGGGTGCGCGGTGTTCGAGAGCGATACACCGTCACCGCCGACGGTCGCGTCGTAGGTGGTGATGTTGTTGAGGACGTTGGCGGCGTTGATCTCCTTGAACTGGTTGAAGGAGTTCGCCAGCGGGAGCTTCATCAGGTTGAAGTCCTTGACGTACTGATTGTCGTCGAGGCTCTCCCTGGTGATGCTGTAGCCGAGGCCCACGCTGAAGGCCTGGGCGTTGTAGAGGTAGCGCTGGCCAGCGTTGTTGTCGAACGCGGTCGCCCCGCCCTCGGTCTTCAGCTGCGCCAGGCCAAGGATGCGCATCTGCGCCTTGGTCTCGACCCGCAGCGTGGCCTTGTGGGATTTGTAGATCTTGTTCCAGGTCTTGTCGATTTGGTCGTACTCGCCGGCCACATCGTAGAGGCCTGGCAGGAGCAGTGCGCGGATTTGTGCGGTATTGACAGCCATCGGTGCGGCCCTCTCTTAAGTTGGGGTTGGAGGCCAGCAGCGCCGGCCTCCGCTTGTCCCTTTGGTTAGCTGGTCAGACCAGCGGTGCCGGTCCCGGTGGTGTTGGCGACCACGACGGCCCAGGCATAGGCCCCCGTTGCGGATCCGGAATACGGCCCGGTGCTGCCGGGCTGCACGCCCATGCGGCCCCCAGCCCCGGGAAGACCGCCGTAGAGGCCGATGATCTTGAGGGGCAGCGTGGCGGTGGTGTTGATGCCGCTGATGTAGCCGCCGCTGCGGCCTGTCAGAGCATTGCCGGTTCCCTGCGTGAACTCGACGTTGGCGCCGATGTCCGCGAAGGTGACGCCCGTTGCGTCGGACTGCACCACGAACTTGAGCGGTGAGCCGAGGCCGAGCGGGAGGATCTTGGCGACGATGCTGTTCTGCGCCGTCGAGGCCACGTCACTGCCGGGCCAGTACGGCGAGGAGACCATCTTGCCCTGGGCGGTCGAGAGATATTCCACGCCCATGAAGACGCCGCGCAGCTGGGCGACCACAGACGTGGAGGCGACCCATTGGCGGATGTACCCGGTGGGGAGGACGTCGACGAGATCGCCGGTGTAAATCGGCGTGGTGTTGTTGTAGGCGATGTTCGCCTGGGTCAGTTCGTAGGTCGCTGGCGAGCCATAGGGCCCCTCCAGCACTCGGAGTCCGAACGGCGCGTTGACGTTGCTCATAGCGAACCGGCGTCCCTGGTGCACTGGGCCGTCCGAGATCGCGGGTGCGCGGATAGGTGCAGCACGCGGCGGTCAGCCCCGTTGAAAACGGTGTGCTGGCGGCAGAAGACGTCCAACCCGGTTAGGCATCGGACAGAGCCGTCAGCGCTGACCACCACTTTTGCCAACCCTCGCGGGCTGACCTACTCGCACCGACTACAAGCCGGTGGGTGGAATACAGGCCTCTGACGGTATATTGGTCACGTCAGAGGAACGCCGGTTACTGCACGGGCGTGTAGATGCGCGAGGCCGGCGATTATGTCAAGAGGGGGGCCGGCGGTGATTTTGTACCGCGCCGAGGCAGGCCCGCAGCCCGTCGCGTACATCGCGGGCATACCGCTTCATGGCCGCCTCGTCGATGGCGCGCAGGCGCTGCACCAGGAAATCGCGAACGATTGGCACGCGTGGGTCGCCGTTATTTTCCAACTGTATCAGCCAGTTCAACAGTGAGCGGCTGCCCTTGTCAGCATTACACAGCCGACAGACGATGACGATGTTGGTGACGCCGCGCGGGAGCTGTTCCCCAGCGCGCCGTTGCAACCGCGGGATGACATGATCGCGCGTCGGGACGCGGCCATACCACGCATCCAATGCCATTTCGTTGTGGCAGTATGGACACGGTTGGCCGTGGGCCGCTATGCGCGAGGCCTTCTGTGCTGCAGTGTACCTCGACATCGCCGCTTGAGCCGTGTGTGGCGGTTCTGCACTTCCCCAATCATTCGACTGCACCTAGCAAATCTAACTGCTTGGCTGGTTTCGGCTGCTCGATGAAGAGATCCGGTTGCTTGGTGGCGGCTTCTATGCGGCGGCAGGCGATGTCAAAATACTTGGGCTCGATCTCAATGCCAATGAAACGGCGGCCGAGCTTTACGCAGGCTACGCCAGTGGTGCCAGAGCCCATGAAGGGGTCGAGGATGGTGTGGCCATCGATGAAGTTAAGGCACCATTCCATGACAGCAAGTGGCTTTTGCGTTGGGTGCAGTCGCGCCTCTGCCGATCCGGTCACGGGGTCGCACTTGGCTTCATCCGACCCCGACTTGAGGATCAGCCCATGGTAGCGGTGGCGCACGATGCGCATCGCGCCGTCCGCATTGAGCCACGCAGCCTCGCCATCACCTTGATCGATGGACGGCATATCAACCCGCTTGTCCCACACAAGCCACTGGCCCGCAGGCAAGCGATCCGAGAAACGATGTGCCCCCCAGAAGAGACACTCGGGCGCGATGGCGAGGAATGGAGCCGGGTCAAATGGCTGGTCGTCGCCTCGCACGGGCGTATCGTTCCTCCCGCGCTTCTCTCGCCAACCGCCATTGAGCCCGCGCCCTCTTGCAATGGTCGGCATGACGGATGTGCGCGGCTTGTATCGCTGGCCATACGGCGGGTCTGTCACGACAGCATCGACCTTACCCAGCGTCGGCAGGATTTCCCTGCAATCCCCCAGTATCAGCCTGCAAGGCCCGATGATTTCCTCCCTGAAGCTCACGCCGCCTCTCCGATGTCGGCAACTATGGCCTTCTCTGCAGCCTTGCGGTTATGCTCAGCAGGCGCGCGGGGCATCCGACGCCAATCGTCTCGGCCATTAGCAAAGCCGTGGCGATAGCTGTGGCTCCTGTTCCCTGACGGCTCCGGATTGCCCGGCAATAATCCGTCCATATAGCCCTCAAGCATCTCCTGCATTGCCTCGGTTCTGGTCATGCCGCCTCTCCGATGTTCTTCTCCCCCTCAGCAACGGTTTGGCTGACCCGCCTGGGCTCGAACCAGGGACACCCGTGTTAACAGCACGGTGCTCTACCGACTGAGCTACGGGCCAGCAGAGTGGCAATCGGGGGCGACACACAGCCGGTGTGCATCCGCCCCCGGTGTGGCACCGGCGGTTTAGAAACCGACCCCAGAACCACACACGAAGCATCCCACACTGGTCCCGTCCGCGTCGAGCAAAAATGCCGGGGGCCGGAGATTTTCCCCAGCCCCCGGCGCAGCTCGCCGACGCGTCACACGGGTCAATCGATACTATCGCGGTTGTAGTCGTAGGCTGGTCGCGGAATCCCGGCCAGCGCCTCCTTGTCCTCGGCGCTCGCGAACGCGCGCGTGACGTTGACGTAGGACGCGGCCCTGGCGGCCGGCGTCTCGGTAGAGATCCCGGTGACGCCGCCGGGAACCTGCAGGCCGCGCTCTGCGCGCGCCTTGCGCATCACGTCATTGGCAGCCCGGCGCTGGTCTTCGTTGGCCTCATGGTACAGCGCGGCCGGGATCTCCATCAGGATGAGCCCGTCGATAATGATGGCGCCGGTGGAGCCGGGCGGGAGAAACACGCCGTCATGAGTATGCGCCATCACCTCCGACCACCCGGCCCGCTTCAACCGGGCCAGGTAGGCGTGATCGACCTGGTTCATCACCGAGTAGCGCTTCCACTCGTAGACCCACCCTGGATCGACGATGGCCGGATCGATTGCGAACGGATCGGCGCCCCCCTGCGCCACGTGGCGCCAAATCGGGCGACCGTCGCGGCCGATAGCGACGGCGCGGCCTTCCGGGATCCTGATCTTGGTGGGCTCGGGAATATTGGGCGGCGATGGCATTGTGACCGCCTCCGGCGCCGGCTCGGCGCGCGGTGCCTCGGGGGCTCGCTGCGCAGCGCGGGTAGCGGCGGCGGGTTTGGTCTTGGTGGCGGCTGCCATTTGAAGTCCTCCGTTCGGTCGTTACTGCGTCAACTCAACTCGGGTCGCCGCGCCAGCGAGTGCGTCCGCCGCCCAGCAAGGGCGGTCGAAGCGATGGCCCGACTGCGGCA